GCAGAAACACCACCAGAACTGGTGTTAGCACCAATATTATTATACAAGTTGATGGCAATCCTATTGGTGCTGTTGCAACTTTAAGTATCAATGAAGCTCGTGAAATTGCAATGATTGATGAGGTAGGTACAGATGGTCATATTGACTCTGTTCCAAAAAGATCAACTGATATTTCTGGTAGTTGTAAGCGTACTCGTTTTGATAATATGAGAATTGCAACTGCATTTTCTCGTGGATTCGTACATGTTGCTGCACAAAGAATTCCATTTGATATTTTGATTTTAGATATTTTTGCTGCTGACGAAGATGATGCGGATGGTTTCAATGGCGCTGATAATGTAATTACTACTGTTATTAGAAATGTATGGATATCTAAGATTGGTGTGACTTATCAAGCTCAAGATTTCGTGATTGTAGAAGATTTAGATTGGAAAGCAGAGTATATTTATTCTTATCTTGGACAGGGAAATTCAGTGGTGCCAGGTCCGTTAGCAAGACAAATACCTATCATTGATAATGATCCTTTCGAGCGCCAAGCAGATTTGGGCAAGAGACGTGGTGGTTTGGATGCGGCTGGATTGATCAAGATCGTTGATACGACTCTTGGTGGGTGATATATAATGTATATGTAAACTAAACCCTCTGTAATAAGAGGGTTTGGTGTATCTATACTAATGAGGTCCCATGGTTAATATTGAAAGCTCAATTGGTAAATCTAACTTGAGAAATCCAGGCCAAAAATGGTCAGTTGATGATAAAAAACAAATTGATCCTTATGAAGTTGCCGCATTGCGTCAACAAGTACAAGAACAGGGTTTTCAAGCGGAATTTCAGCAAACGCAAGAAGCTAGAAAACGCATAGAAATAATAACTGGACTTGGAAGAAAAACAAAGGATGTAGAAATTGTATATAACAATTCTAAAGTTATAATAACATTAAGATCGTTAAAATCTTTTGAAAACAATTATTTATCTGAATTATATGAAAAATCTGAAACGGTTATGTTATCGAATGGCAAGTCTTCACTTACATCGACTAGTTTATATACTTTAAAAGTTGAAGCATTAGCTCATTCTTTATATTTTATTGATGGCAAATCTATTGATATTATTTTAGGAACAGTAAATGAAGATTATGATGTACAATTAACTGCAAGGAGACAGTTAGTAAGTGAAATGGATAATACTCTTACTGATTATTTATTTAACAAATATGATGAATTAAGAAAAGAAACTATTGATGGGTATATGCCTAAAAGCTTAGAAGAAGCTAAGGAGGTGGTTGATACCATTCGCAAAAGTGGCCAGAACACCTGAACATCAATTTATTAGAGAATTAGTAAAAATATATAAAAAATCACCAGACGATCCGTTTTATGAGAATATTAACCCATATTTAAAGGTATGGTTGTATGAAAGTTGGATTTATGAGAAAGAATTAGAATCAGAAAAACTCAAAAACCTGGCCATACTTATTGGTTCATTTATTAATCCAGAGGCGGCTCAAAAGATGGTTAAATCACAAAACCCAGATTTCGTAGCAACTAATGCAGAGCAAACCGCACAGGAAATTCATAAAGAAATTATAAATGAAGACAATAATAGCAAGAAAAAACGCAAAAAACGCAAGGTGGTTGAGTAATGGTTAATGAAATTTCTCTAGAACAGCTAAAAACATGGGCGGAAAATTTCTCTGCCCCTGGTCTTACACAAATGGTGGAAGATTTAACTAAAGCTGGAATCTCTGCAATATCTGTTAATGATTTAACAGAGAAGTTTGGAAAGACTGCAGTTGATACTTGGAGAAATACATCTGCCGCCATTGTAGATGCAACCAAAAATGCAGATGAGTTTTTTGGAGCTTTATTAAACAAAGATTCGTTTGCTAATTCATTTATGAATTCATTATCTTCTGGGATGACTAGATTTGCTGAAGAAAATGATATTGCTACTGATGGTATCGCTACGTTTGGAGTTACTGCTTTAATGGCTATAGAGCCATTTTTTGAAATAGTTCCTGATGCTGCAAAAAATATGGGAAAACTTGGAGGGTCTGCTTATGATACTGGCGCCTCTATAAAAACTGCATTTGATGGAACTAAAGGAGCATTAGATGCATTTACAGCTCCATTGGGAAAAGTTGGAGATGCATTAGTTAGTTATATTGGAAAATCATCAGAAGGAGCTGCCCAAGCAGCTGGAATGCAAAGAGAAATTATATCATTAGCAGCTGCACAAGGATCTTATAATGAGATTATGGGGGAAGCAAATCAATCTGTAGCTAATTTAAATCAAAGATATCTTGGGTTAGTAGATACTGCCCATATAAGTGCAGCAGCAACTGGTCATACTGTTGCGAGTATGATGGATCTCATAAAAACTATGCGTACCATTCCAGAAGTCACAGATACTGCTATTATGGTAGGAGAAAAACACTCAAATCAATTAGTAGTAGCTACTCAATTAGCAACTGCTTATGGTAAAACTCATGAATCTGTTGGTACAGATTTGAGTGCTATGTATACTAATTTGGGAATCTCTGGTGAAGAAGCATTTGAATCATTAGCTAATATTTATGCTCAGGCCGGAGATAGTAAGCTAAGAATGGAAGAATTTACTACACTAGTTTTAAATTCTGCAAACAATTTTAAATTACTAGGCGATAATACTGCGGCTACCACAAACATTATTAAATCCTTTGATAACGCTTTTAAAGATAGTGATATTGGTCCAGCGGGTGTTCAAAAAGTGGTGGAGGGATTAGTTAGTGGTTTAGATAAAATGGACTTGGCTCAAAAAGCATTTGTATCTGGTGCTACTGGAGGCCCAGCAGGATTAGCAGGCGCTTTCCAAATGGATTATGCTATTCAAACTGGAAATATAGATGAGGTATTGCGTAAAACAATGGAAGCAATGCAGCAACAGTTTTCAGGGCCTATTTTAACTCTTAAAGAAGCTGCTGAAAACCCAGAGTTGTCTGGTGAGTTTTATAAACAAGTTAGCTTTTTAAAAGATGTGGCTGGTATAGCGGGATCAGACAGAGAAGCATATAGAATGTTAGAAGCTATGCAATCTGGTGTTACCGATCAAATACAATTAGGAACAGCCAGGGATGAAGATGGGAGCGCTTTAGAAAGTGCTGTAGAGCGAGGAACTGAAATACAAAATGCACATACTCCTATTTTAATGGGAATTCATCAAGAAGTTGAAAAATTTAATCTTCTTCAAAGTGCGGGAATGTTATACGCTCAAAACGAAATAGGAGATTCTTTAGGTAAATTAGGGGTAGCAACAGAATTATTAGACGTAAATACCAGATCAGAAAATTTCAGAGAAAGATCCAACGCCACTGGTTTTGTTGGTGCAGATAATGAGTTTAGAAGTGCTGGAGATTTAATTAGGGATTGGACGGAAAGTGAAACGTTAAATAACCTATATTCAGCTATTAAAGATAAACTTCCAGAAGGTGCATTATCAATATTAGGTATGGGTAGTCGAGCAGAGATAACGGAAAAAGAGTTAAAAGAAGCGCCATTTGGGGCGGCAATGAGATCTCCAGCGGAAATAGGGGCTGGATATCCTCTTTTACCAGGAAGTGGCCCATTAAATGATGAGATAAAAGAGTTTAACAATTCATTATCAATACCAATAAATAATTTCGCTCAAAGCGTACAGGAATTTAGAGAAACACAAACGGCTTTATTAGACAGGTCTATTACAATAGATCCAATTACTATTAAGGTAGAAATGCCAGATGGAAGTTTCCAAACAATGTTAGTTAAAGCACAAGAAAGTGAAAGACAGAGAGCAGTTATTGGGAGGGGTTAATTATGGGATTAGGTCCAATTTTAAACAGAATTGATTCATCATATAACAATGCTTTATCTGTTGTCAGAGGGGAAGGTGCTGAGCTTCCTGGTTTTTCTAATCTTGAAAAAATACCTCCTCCACCAGGAAACCAAGTACGTCAATCTACTATTGCTAATGGAAGAGATGCTAGTGCTGTACGTAATATGGTTAAATGGTTTTTGCCAGAAGCTGGTATTGTAGAGATGTACATTAACCCAAAAAATATAAAATATAATTATAAAAAACATATTGGGGCACCTACTAGAACTCGTGGAGGTTTTTTGCTTCAATATTGGGGTGAAGAGCTTGGAACAATTAGTATAAATGGAACCACAGGATCTTCTGGAGTAGAAGGTATAAATGTATTAGAAGATATTTATAGAAGTGAACAAGTGGCAATGGACGCTCTTGCTTTGGCATCTGAAGCGGCACGCGATAGAGATTCTGTTACCAATGGATTGTTAGGTAATATATTCGGCTCAAATACTATGAGCCAACTTCTTGGAAATAATCTTTTTGATCAAATAAATAATATAGTGGAAACTGGTAGTATTAACCCAGACCTACCTAAACCTACATTAGCCTCTTTGGCATTTCAGACAGAGATGTATTGGTCTGGATGGGTATTCCGGGGATATTTTAATACATTTGATGTAACTGAAGGGGCGGATAATACTGGTTTATTTGATTACAACATACAATATACAGTTACACAGAAACGTGGATTGAGATTAAACTTCATGCCATGGCATCGAAGCGCTGTAAACGGGCCATCTAATTCTGATCCTGCATTTGGAACCCCATATTCTTTTGGAGCATTACGAAGCCCGATACCTCAGCCTCAAATTGAGCAGCAGGCAATTTCTAGACTAAGGCGTGTTGCAAGGACGGTTGATGAGGCATTACAGAGTTTTAGACCAATTTGACGATATAGATTAAGTATGGCATTTTTAGATAAATTAGGAAGTTTAATTAACGATCAGTTTGGGATAGGTGAAAACACTTCTCATTCTATAAATTCACCAAATGGTTCGGTTAATTATGATAATTTGGGTGACTTTGCTAAAAAAATAGATCAAACCGCAGAGAGAACATATATAGAAGATGGTTTTATTAGAGATCTTAGACCACGATCTAGATCGATATTATATCAACAACCAGATATATTTGTTGTTATTAAAAAGAAAATGTTTTCTTCATTAGTTGATAATCACAGACAAGATTTAATGGAAGAAAAAGAGCGTCTATTAATATCTGCATCAAAACGTTTATTTCAAAATAAATGCAGATTAATTGCTAATTACGAAAGACTTACCAAGATAGAACAATTATCAGTTGAATCAAATAGGTTTAATACACATTTGGGTCCATATTTATTAAATTTGGTAGATTCTGCAACATCATTATTTGATATGAGTGGAAAAACCAAAGCGGCAATAGATACTTTAAGGAAAATAATATCATATTCAGAACCAGGGTCATATACCAATTGGACAACTAATGATTGGGATTCTGTGTTTGCGGATTCTGTTGGAGAAGGGCCAGGAACGTTTGAATTAACAAATATATCAAACATTTCTACAACAGCTTCTACAGAGTGGGGAGAAGGTAGCGCTTCTATAACTATAGAAGATCCTTATAATATCATGACCATTACCGAAAAAGATATAGACCAAGCTATCGCTGATGTTATGAGCCCAATGACTACTGGGTCATTTTTCAAATTTACAGATATAGAATTAAACAACGTTATAGATCAGTTAAAAACCGATTTAGCGATTGATCGTAAAAAAAGGGAAGCTAGTCAAATATCATTTAAGGTAAGCCCTGGAACATTATTATCTAGCAGAGTACGTGCTATTATGGATAATGGCCGAGAAATAAAGTTTGAATATAAAAATCTAATACAAAACGCATTAGATGGTTTTAAAAACGTAAATAATTTATTTGAAGCAGCAACTGGCACAGTAGAAATAGATCCTCAATTTATATCTGGAAATGACACAACGATTATATCTAAAAACGATCAATTAACCCGAAGTGAGTGTAATAAATTAACCCAAATAATATCAAATATATATACAATTTTATCTCAGCGAATGACAGGAAAACATCAACTGGGAGAAATGACCAAAGAAATAAACTATGCTAGAAACAGAATGCGTTTATTTTTTAATGGAAAATATATAATCCAACCAATGGATGTAGTGGCAATATATATGACCACTAGAACTGGAGAGGATCAGAGATTACCTGGAGGTTTTCAGAGGCAACAGAACGAAGTTTCTGTTTCATATAATGGGTTACAGAAAGCTGATGCAATATTAAGAAACATTAATTCACAGATACAAGATTTAACAAGCGGCAATAAAACAATGTCTCATGAAGATATTGAGCGATTGAGCACAGTTGGTCCTCATGTACCAAAATGGCTTTGGCGTCAAGTTAAAACCGATGTTACACGTCAACCTACTGGACCTTGTATATTTTATGGATTGGTAGGCAATCGTGGTTCTGGTGTGTCCGGATCATGGAGTGATGGAAAGTGGACTATATCAGTAAGTTGTGAGGGTCCAACTGGATACTTTGATAAGAGCATGATTAATTTCCAGCCTGCAGTGGATGTATTCAACTCTGTTATTTATGATCCATTGACACCATTTGATGTGAGTTTTGATGCAGCCACTGGAGTTCCTCAGACAGATATTTCAGCAGGTGATTTTCCACCATTGTTACCAGAGAATAAGGCTTTGTTATTAAGCGGGATGATGACATTTCAGAGTGGTTCAGATAAAGGACTGCCTGTTACCGAAGAAAGATATACAAAAACAAACAACGAATTTGCCTTTGGCGAGTTTAGAAAAGTATTAAATGATCCTCAAGGGATGGTATATCGATGGAAACAAGGGATTCAGACCCTGACGGCATTAAGTCGGCCTTATCCTCAAACAACCACAGATGAAGAAAGATCTGTATTATTAACAAACCAACCTTTTGCCGGGCAAGATATAATGAATGTAATATCTCTTCTGGTAACTGGAGAGCCATATAATTATGCAACATTTCTAAAATCTGCCATAGAAAATGGAAATTCAATAGGAAAAAAAGATGGGGTTGCTAATATCCCAGCTGCGCAAACATATATTGATGGATTGATTACAAACATACAAAAACAAAATAAAATCTGGGGAAATTTTGTGCCATATAAAATGTTACAATTAAACCCAAACATTGATAATTTTATTGCTTCTCAAACCCTAGATTTAGCAACTACTAATGCTAAAATAAAACAAAAGCTTTCTGAAAGAGCTCAGTTGGAAGATGAGATGATTCTTCAGCAGGGAGGGTTTAATACTCCAGCAGGTGTATTTGCTATTAATGAAGATGGCCAGTCTGTGCCAAGAGATCCTAATTCTTCTTATAACCCATTAGGTTCTGCGTCTGCTTTAAATAATAGAATAGAAAACTTAAGCCGTGAAATTGCCGCTTTACAATCAGATTTCATGAAAACAGTAAATAGCCCACTAGCTAATAATGAAGATATTGGATTAACATTAGTAGGAAGTGATGCTGAAAGTGATTTGTTGCCAAATAATGCAAAATCAAATACCACTCAACAACAAAAAGATCATTTAGAACTGCGCCAAAGATTGTTTAAAAATACCGCAAGACAGTTCTGGAAAGTACGTGCCAATGAAGATAATAATTTATTTATTGTAGACGATCAATATGATAAAAACTTTGATATACAAGCTTTTAGTAGGCAGCTTAAAGGTAAGATGGAGTTATTTAAAACCCAATATCAAAACTCAAGTGGTCAAATAAAAGATGCTGCCAAATTAATTGGATTGGAAATATTTGCTAATACACAGGGACATATTCAAATTAGACCACCAGCCTATAATAAAATACCAAGTACGGTGTTTTATAAAATGTTCCAAGAAAGAGATGAAAAAGGGTTTAAAATATTTCCCGATTTCTTAGAAAGTTTATTTTTTAATCAAATAAAAAGCATATTAAGACAGGTAGAAATTATAGAAGATGAAATTCGCCTTCGAGCTGTTGCCTTGGGTGCTACCACTGATGACGAAATAGTTCAATTGGTTTCAGGAGGTTATGGTTGGTTTAGTTCTTCTGGAGGTTTTAATTTCTTAACCACCTGGCCAAATGGTGATGGAAGAATTGCTACTTTAGCCCCATTATTAGTACAAACCACTCCAGATTGGTATGAAGAAAATACCTCTCAGGCTTTAGATAGTTTAAATTCTTTAAACCAAATAGTATCTAAACAATTATCTGTTAATAGATTGTTTACCCCGGTACAGCAGGTAGATGCATTAAGGTCTTTTGATACAACTTCATCTCCAGATAAGCAAATATCTTTATTGGAAACTGTTAGAGATAGATTAAGAATTAAAACAGGAAAAGAGCCAAACGATATAGATCAATTATTTGGTAATGATAAGTTTAGAAGATTAGTAAATAATAATGTTGCTAGCAGAGTAGATAGAGTAAACTTAATTAACCAAATAGAAAACTATGTCATAGAAAGACAAACTTTATTAAGATCGGTGTCTAATGCTATTCGAGGATTACAAGAAGGAATTAATATAAATAACCCTAAAAACAAATCATCAATTAAAGCTATTAATCCTTCTTTGAATAGAAAAACAGAAATTCCTCAGTTTTTGGAGCATATGATTGAAGATGAAAATTTTGATGATATTGGATACCAATCGGGAAGAAGATTTGTATTGACATCTGACAGAATAATCTCTTTAACAATATCTGAAAACCCTCCTCCATTTACCATGGTAACAGTCAAGGGGTTATTTGGACAAGGCTTTATAGATGCCCCTGGTCGTTTTCAAACCTCTTCCGATGGAGGCAATGCTATTACTACTGCTTATGCTGTAGATTATGATATGTGGTATCAATATGGTTTTAGGGCTGCTCAAGCTATGGAAGTTCCATATTTTAGCGATCCAGAAACACAATGTGCCCCAGCTGCATTTGCCGCGTTATTAACAGCTAGAGAAAATATCCTTCAAGGAAATGTTCAAATTGCCGGTTATAATGAATTTTATCAACCTGGAGATGTTATATTTATTGAAGATAGAAATTTATTATTTTATGTTAAATCTGTAAAACATAATTTCTCATATGGCAAATTGTCTACCACTCTTGATTTAACCTATGGTCATAGTCCCGGTGAATATATTCCTACTATGCTAGATGTGGTCGGTAAAATATTATATAATGCTAAAGGTTATACAGGTATGTTCAGAAATGAAAGAATGCAACCATTAGGGGCTTCTAAATCCCTGGGGGCGATTACAGTTCTTCAGAATTTATCTTCCATTAATGACTCTTCATCTCCATTACAAAGCTCAATGCAAACTTTATTAAGAGGTAAATATGGAGAGAGAAATAAAAATATATTAACAAATGCATTATTTTCTATAACAGGAAGTTTAAATCAGGTTAAATTTAAGAGGCAAAAAACTAAGATAAAAATAGTATATTATAAAACAGCAAACTCATTAGTTAATAAATCAAGGTCTGTGGCATTTGCAGTAAAAGATTGGTTAATAAATCCTGAAAAAGACTCATCAGCCGGGCTTATGCCGGATATTTCTACAATGAGTGGACAAAAGATTGTACAAATAAACCCGGATGATATTATAATAGAAGAATTAGATCTTAGCAATCCAGATAAAAGAACAAGTAAAATAATATATCCTTCTGGTAACAATATAAGTGTTTCTAGCCAGCAAGGCCCATCCATTTCTGCTATTGATGTTACAAGACATTTGGTGAATGATATATCTCCTCAACAGATGAAAACTATTTTGGCAAATTCCGTTGTTGATTTATTCGTGGTTTATGAAAAAATCAAAAACTCAGATCAGACTGTAAGTTTAACTGATGGCATTAGCCAAGCAGGACAATCTAATAATGCAGCTATAGATGCAGCAAAACAAGCCCGGGCTAATGCTGCAGCTGCTGCTGCAAACAGAAGAGGGCAAATTGAATAATATCGGATCTGTTGCGGGCATTCCAATTAGAGGGGCTATTCGCAAAGTAGACTTATCTTTGGGTTTAGCTTATGTTTCTCTTCCATTATCACAAAGTAGTGGTTTATATCCAGTTAAAATTCCTGCAGGGTGGATAGGTCCTAATGGGCAAATATCAGCAGGTTATCCAGAAACTGGTACAAATATCTTTGTAATATTAGGACAGGGCAATGAATGGATGTTCATTGGATATGATCAGCCTGATACAGGAGGCTCATATAATGTTGATGGTATTAGATTAATTAATAATGCTAATAAATTAAAAAAAGGACGTTGGGTTACATTAGTTGATAATGATGTAAATCTTATCGTTGATCCAACTATTGGAGTTTTAGAAGGTGACTCCATTCAGTTTATACAATCTGATCCGAATCTTGGTATTTTTAGTTCCAGGTTTAATCAGGAAATGCATTTTACAGAAGCTCATAGAAATATTACTGGGCCTATTCTGCGTGATATTAAATCAAATAGCTCCCGTGATATATCTGGATCTTCATTATCAGGTCATGAATATAATAAAGATTTGGATTATATAGGGTTAGATCCAAAAACTACTCCTGCTATTTCAGGAAATAGAAACCCTGCATTAGCAGAATCCAGATCAATATATTATGAATTTATAAATAGTTTTGGTTATACTAATGATAAAGACGAAGAACGAATATATGCTAAAGAAGATTTGCCAACAACTAAACCATATCAGAGAAAACGTAGCCGTACAGATTCAGTTAGCTTAAGCTTAGATCATCCAAACTTTTTATTAGAAACTATTATAGGTACTATTGTTGATATTTATGGAAATATATTAGATATTAATAGAAACATTTTACCTAGTGGCATTATAGATGCTTTGTCTTTTAGAAAATCAGAAGAAGATTCGGATGTCGTTTTTGCTAAATTAAGAGAACAATTAAGAAAAAGTATTGCTTATCATTTTGAATTAAATGCCAGAAAACAAGACAATTCAATACTTTCACAGCTTAGTGAAACTCCAGGTTTATATACCCCAGATTATACAGATACACAAAATTATTCTAGAAACCGTAGTAGGTTTTTCATAGATATTGATAAAGAAGGTCAATTTAAAGTAAACGTACCATCTTCCAGTGAGGTTGGAAATATACCTTTATTAGTTCGTGGGGAAAACTTTTCAAATTTAAAGGGCGCGGAAGAAGGTGCGGATCGTGGGCAGTTTTTAAGAAACAGCATTGACAATACAGATATTAAACTTGAACCTCATGGAGTTGGAGTAATATCATTAGTTAGCAATGAAAATACTTTAAAAAGTTATTCTGCGCCTAAGAATAGATTTGATGGAGAGCCAATAAAACTTGGCACGGGATTTCATGATATTTCCAATACTTTATTTCTTCATAAATTTGAGGAACCGTATAGGGTTAATGGGGGGTATCCTGATAGTTTAATAAACTTTATAGATCCGGTTACCAAAGTAGTTTCTTCAGAAATAATTGTTTCTGGCAAAGATGCAAATGCTGGGGGACGATCTGGAACGATATCATTGGATGGTTTTATTTCTATTAGTATTGGGGCAAACACCGTAGATCGGCAAAGTATGTGGTTAGATTGTGCTGGTGGTATTGTGGCAGCTATTGGTAGGGATAAATATCAAAGATCGGTATCAACCACATTAGATGGTGATTTATATATGCAAGTGGGAGGTCCTACCATAACTTCTGATTCTAGGTTTATTAATGAGCCAAATACTCCTAGGGATGGAGTGGTAGATATTCGCATATGGAATAGCGGATCATTTCAAACCATAAGAATTGATAGCCAGGGTATTAAAATTCATTCCCCGCAAAGAATTGATATAGTAAGTGAAGGAGAGATGAGACTGAAGTCTGTTAATAGTAGTGTAACAATTGATGCGGAAAATATATATTTCTATTCTAAAGAAAAAGGAACATCAAGATTAGTATTAAGATCTACAGAAGGTGCGGCTGGACGTACTATATAAGGAATTAAATGGTTTGCGATCCGTCTAAAAATAACATTAATATTGGACCAATTGGGCCAAGTCCATTCCTACCAGGAATGGGCTCACCCTTTTCTGTGCCAAAAATTCCTTTTCCAGATAATGTAATTCCAGATAACATTCCAGAGGATATCATCGATTTAATAGATAAGTTTTTCGCCCTCTTCCCGGCTGGAATTAAATTTATTCCAAACCCAGACGCTTTCTTTAAAAGCGTTTGGGATGCATTAGCAAGTTTATTTAACCAACTTGCCCCGTTTTTAGGGTTTTATAAATTTATTCAAGCCCTGCTCAATATTATAATGTGTATTATTGATGTCTTATGTGCTTTGTTTAAACCAAAAGCTACAATGAAAGCTGTTAAAAGATTATTTAAGCAATGCCTTCCAGATTTCTTATCTCTTTTCCCTTGGTTCGCATTATTAATAATGATATTAGCTTTAATATTATTGTTAATTGCTTTAATTCAATATATTATAGAAGTTATAATTGCTTATATTAAACAAATAGTTGAAAACTTACAAGTATTATATAGAGGTTTTCAATTAAATGATGAAGATGCAATATTAGCAGCGGTGAATAAAATATCATATTTATTATGTATGATAGAACAATTGTTTGCTATATTGTTAGCTATCGGAGCTTTAATAGCAATTGTTGAACCATTAATGGGTTTGTTTGGAAGAAGAGTTTGTGCTCGTGGAAGTAGTGATTGTTGTACAGAAGATTTTTGTCCAGATTTTATTGTAAATGGTCCGGATGGTCATTTTTCTACTTCAGGTCATTTAATATATCAAAATCCAATACCGGCAACTATACCATTAGATCCGGCCTTTGATTTCCTTAGAAATATATCTCTTCCAAAACAAAGAGATGAACGATGGCAATTTGTAGATGACAATCCTGGAATATTCAAATTCATTGATATTATTACACCATCCCCGGAATATGAATACATCTATTGGCCAGAGCCAGATGAGTATGCTAGTAATACTCATAAAAATCAAGTCCCCTATCTTTTAGATTTAAATCTTTCTGTAAACCCAGCACAATGGGGAAACCCATCCGATGGTTATGGCCTTAGACCTTTTATTATTCGAGATGTTATTGTAAGGAAATGTCCTACAATTTCCCCTATAGCTTGGAATAATGAAACTAATACCAGCATAAATACTGGATCATTATATTTAGGAGGAGGAACTGTTTGGGAAGAATTAGAAGATGGATATAGTCAATATTTCATTAATGGACAACCAGCTTCTTTGGATACATTTTTAACCAAAGGAATTATTCCTGGTAAAATTAATATACCTTTAACAGATGATAGTTATAATATATTAGATATAGAATATATATTTAAATATAATTATGATGTTCTTG